GCTGTAATCATCGCCGGGGACAACAACGTGGCGGGCAAATTTGCTGCTGATTTCAACGCCATCTTCTTTGATGGCTGTCTTGGTGCGGACTTGAATGCAGCCGTTTTCAATAACTTCGATCAGATCGACAGAGATGATTTTTTCCAACATGATGTTTCCTTGTTTCCAGCCTGACCATCCAGTCAGGCATTAAGTCTGGTGGGCCGCACCAGTACGGGTTAATTAGCCCACGGCAATGCTAGTTCAGATTGTTTTTCAGCTAATTTCTGCTCAATCTGACGAGTTACTTGCGCTTCACCTTCATTTTTTAAATGCTTAATAACGGATCGCTCTACGCCGTCAACATCTACCCAAGTGTTTACTTTAGGCGCAAAACACCAATCAAGCACTTGCTGTTCAGTTAACTGCTCATACGGAACAAAACTGTCACCGCGAACCAAATTACAGTTGTATGAAGTTGAGGCAGATGTTGCAGCATCAATACCTGTAACAGACAACTCAACTGCAACAATTAAATTATCTTCAACAACTTGCACTCTGTTAACGGACCATTTAAAAACTATTGACATAAAATTCTTTCAAAATGATTTATAAAATTTTATGATGCCAACAGCCCATAATTTTTGAGCGCAGCAACCAAATCGCCAATTGAATACGCCGTAGTCCCTGTACTACCTGTGAAAGTCGTGTCACGGAACACTGTATTTGTTGATCCTGCCGTAGTAATAGCCACACTACCAACTGGAGATTGTAGCGTGGCAGGCGCTTTTCCAAAAAAACCAACTGCGCCAGCAGAAGGCGCTATTTTCACAACGCCTGCGTATGATGAAAATGCAATTCCCGCTGTCAAATTGTTTGTAAATGTTTCAATTAAATCAATCCACGCATTATTAAATCCACCAACAGAATATCTTGCAGACGGGGAGCCGCTTGTTGGTGCTGAAAAATCAGACCCTACCAAAACAACTGAACCGGTATTAAATGCTTTAAGAGTAAAACAAGTTCCGCCAGTTCCTGTGTATGTTAGCCAAGTCGTATCACGATTCACTTTAAACCCATTAAAAGTCATAAATGAGTTGTCGGTGCAATAAATAAAATAGACTTCTTCACCAGCAGTTGCGGTCAATGAGTTAGTAACACCACTAAAGGCGTTTACAACACCGGTTGTGGTGTTGAACAACATATAACTTGCACCATTGCCAGTAATGGAATTGGATTCTCCATCCCATCCATTGATCACTAATGAAGTAATTTGGCTAAAATAGTTTCCGGTGTTACCGGCTGTAACAGTTAACCCATCGGCAGAGCAATTTAAAAGCGAAGGTGAAATACAATTGGAAATGTAAAAACCCGCGATACCATCGCTTGACGAACAAGTATCAAACTCAATTGTTGTACCTGCGTCTTTGTAAAAACCAGTTCGTGTGTTTCGACATGCGACTTGCGTTAATTTTGAAAGGTACGTTCCTGTGTTATCAAAGAAACCATACCAAGCGCCTTGAACAGTGCAGTTAGAAATATGGATAAATTCAGGCCAACTTGAAGAATTTGTTTCAAACAAAAATGCAGTTTTACCGCCATCTGTGCCAATTACTGTTGGCGTTGTGTTTCCATAAAAAATAAAAAACCCATCAATTTGAAATGATGGAAATGATGCTTTATTTACAAACGTAGCGTGATTGCCGGGAACAATGATTCTTGTCTGCGATCTGTTTATTGCTTTGTTTTGAACACCACCGAGCAATCTTTGTGATCCAACTTGCAAAGGTGCGGTGATTTTGTATGCGGCATTTGGAAATACAACATCAAAACCAGTATCAATGGCCGCTTGAATTGCTGCGGTGTCGTCTGTTGTTCCATCACCAACAGCGCCGTAATCATTTACGTTGGCTGGCGCTCCGGCAATCATTGAATAAGTCGCTTTGGTCAGAGCCATTTTTAATCCTTAAGTGAAATACACGGCAACACCGCGAATGTTGTTGGCGCTTAAAGAAGCATTTACAACTTGAGATGCTACTCCGTTGTACAACTCTAAATTAGCGCCAGCACTAAAATAGACCAAATCGCTTCCATAAGTCTTGTAAGTGCTGTACCCACCGGATTGCAAATTACTTGCTGAAGCTGTAAAAGGCAAACCACCTATAACAGCAGCGCTTGCATTAGCGGTTACTGGGTACGCTACACTCCAAGTCAATGTAACTTGACGGCCAACTTTAGTGTAAGTGCCCGATGCTGAAGAAAAAATAAGACCCGCGCCGCTTGCATCTGTTGGCGTCCAAGTACCTTCCTCATAGTCACTCAGCAACTCGCTTGTACCTGTGCCTGATGTGGCAGAAAAGTCAATGCCTTTGCCCGAGGTGCCAATGACGAGGTTGCCGTCTGAAAGAGTAACGTTACCGCTGAATGTGGGACTGATAAGCCCGTTGGCTGTTGATACTGTCTTAAGCATTGTGGTCTCCTTAAACCAAGAATTCAATCACCGAAGTGAAGGGTGGCGCTTGTGAGAATGTCACGTTTCCGCCAGTCACTGTGTAGGTGTTCTGGTTCTGGTAGACGCCGTTGATGTAGATTGCAAAAGGTGTGGAGGTGACAGCAAAAACTGTCTGCGATCCAGTGCCAGTCGCATTGGTGGCCACGGAGCCAGAAGCCACGTTTCCATTCAGTGAGGTGTAGACCAGGCTGCCTTTGCTGTCCAGCACCTGGATGCTGTAGTCGCTGCCAACATAGAAGCGCGATGGGCTGCCCTGGTACACCGGGTAGCCGTTGAGCGTGCGGATGGGCAGAGCTGCTGGGATGGTCAGAGCTGAATCCCAAAACACCGAGATGGGGTTGACCTGGGGGTTCAGGTTGACCGTGCCGACCCAGATGTAACCATTCTCCAATGGCAGGCCGTCAGCGCCAGCAAATGCTGGGTATGGCGGTTTGATCGAGAGTGCGGACATTTACTGGTTCTCCTGGATGGTGGATTGTCGCTCAAGGCTGCACTGGTGGCAATGCGTTGAGGGCTTCATTGATTCTGGCCTTGGTGCGCCCTTCCTGGCGCATCTTGATGATCTGGCGCAGGCCAGATGCCACTGGAAGTGGCAAGCCTGTGAGGGCGCCTGTGGCACCGGCTTCTGCCATGGCTGCGAGCAGTGTTCCTGCTGTGCCTGAGCTGTTCACCAGCGTGCCTGGTGGCACTGTGGTGACGTAGCGCACCACGTCGTCAAGATCGCGCACGATCTGTGCGTTCTTCTTTCCAAGAATCACATCGAGCCGACCATTGGCGTCAAGAGCTTGCACTGATTGGTGCAGCTTGGCTGGGGAAATCAATGGACGGTCTTGCGAGTCCATGCCCATGCCCTTGGTGGCCTCATCTCTGAGATGGCGAACGGTGGCCCCTTGCAGCTCTTTGAGGGCTTGCTGGCCATCTTTTCCGCTGGTGACCAAGACACGCTTCAAGAACGTGATTTCCTCTGGCGACGAGTTCAGAATAGACTTGCGGAAAACCTGGTCGGCTGCGACCTGGGGATCTTCCATGCCTTTGCGGTTCTTGATGAGACGGGCAACGATGGCGCGGTTCTCGAACTTGCGTGCCTGGTCGATACGAGTCTGACGGGCCTTTTTGTAGAGGTCGCCGCCCATGCCTTCGGTCTCAGCGTCAAAGACCCGGCGTAGGCTGCCGCCGTGGAACTGGTCTGCACCTTCAAATCCTGCACGCTGGAAGGTCTGGCGCAGGCTTTCGGCCTGGCGCAGTGTGATGGGCTGGGCCACCAGTCTTCCGTCTGCGTCTGGGGCTGCTGCACCGATTGCGATGGCTTTCTGCTGGGCTGCCTTGAGTACCGGAGCCAAGTCGCCTTCTGGGATGTTCTCGTTGATGTAGTCAACCACCGAGTTGAGGGTGACGTTGTTTTCCAGCTCTCCAGCTTTCTCGGCTGCTTTGTAGGCGGCGCGGGTGCGGTTCTTGGCTGCTGTGAGGCCTTTGGTCAAAGACTTGACGACAGCGCCGCCAGTGCTGGACAAGTCCATGAGCTGGGCGTCTGTCATATCGACCAAGGCGTCGAAGTTCTGCAAGGCTTGCAGGTTGTTTTCCTCGGCACGCTGGCGCAGGGGACCGCCCAGGTCGCTCTTGATCTGTTCCTTCTCGAATGCCAGCTGCTGTGCGTCCCTGGTGGCCGCGCCTTTGGTAAGGGTGACTGGCACTGGCAGGCTTTCTGCTGTGGTAGCGCGTCGCATGGCCTCTGGTGTAGCTGCTGCACCGCCTGAGACACGCGCACCGGCTGCTGCTGGGGCTGTGGTGGCCACGGCTGGGGTCTCCATGCCCAAGGTCTCGCGCACGGCTGTGGTGGCCGCTTGCACTGGCCTTGCGATGGCTTGACCTGTTGCGGTGGCCGCACGCTGGCCTGCTGCCGTTGCGATCTGACGGGCTGCGCCTACGGTTGGGGCTGCGGTGCGTGCGGCTTGCATGACAGCGCCTGGGGCTGCGATTGCAGGCAGGACTGGTGGCAAGACGTTGGCCAGGACTTGGCCCACTGCTTGCACCTGCTCTTGGCCAGCTTGTGTTCGTGGCTGGTAGGTGAGCGCCTGTGCGCCTTTTGCCGCGGCTTGCTCGACTGCACGCATGGCTTCTGGCGTGCCGAACTGACCGGACAGGATCTGCTGGGACAAACCCTGGAGAGTTCCGGCCAGTGTGCCGAGCGTGCCACCGACTGCGCCAGTTCCAAGGGTCAGGGCTGTTTCACCAGCTCCGACGATCTGATCCATCACGCCAGGTTGCTGTGGAAGTGGTGCGTTTTGCTGCTGGAAGGTGGCCGTGTTTTCTTCACCCTTGGCCAGCTGGTAGGCCTGAGCCACGGTGTCGAACTCAGGCGTTCCGCGCTTGGCGGAATTCTTGACGATCCAGGCTGCGTATTCGTCGGCTGTTGCCATTAGCGGCCCCCTGCAAGGATTGCGTCAGCTTGTGATCGGATGTTTGCCACTGGTGCTGCCGGCCGTGGTGTGCGATCCGTGGGGATCTGATTCACCAGGCTGGTCTGCTGCGTAGGATCGTAGCGTTTTGAGACATCGCCAACGATGCGCTGGGCAAAGTCGTTGAAGGTCTCGCCAGGCTTGGTGGAGTAGTCTCCAGCAACAAATGTGTTTTTGGCGCGTGTGAGCGTTCCGTTGTTCTGAGCAAGCCAGTCGGTCTTGGCGTTGTTGATGGATGCGTCAACGTCTTGCAACTTGGCCATGCCGCGCAGGAAGCTGGAGAGATCTCCAGCGGATGCGTTGTCGCTTGGAAAGCCCTTCAAAGCCATGGCGATGTCTTTATCTGTGGCTGGGCCTGGTGGCAACGACTTGATGGCCGCCGTGTTGCGAAGGCGTGTGTATTCTTGGCGCAGTTGAGTCATGCCGCCCTGGAAGCCTGCGCCCTTCTTCAAGAAGTCGGAAGCGCTGGAAAACACACCGTAACCGCCGCCAGATGCGTCGAGGCGTTTGGCTAAGTCGTTGAACTGGTCGGCAGACTGCTTAGAGGTTGCGGCCAAAGTAGCCGACTCGTTGATTAACTTGCGAGTGTCTGATGGGATGTCGTTCAGATTCTTCTGAATGCCTGCCAATTTTTCCGCCACCGTTGCGGCTGTTGTTTGTTGATCAAGGTTCAAACGTGCAGCACGATCACCGATCTGGCTTCTCAGATTCTTGACATCCCAGCCTGTTTTCTCCAAATTAGCCAGCTCGACTTTCTCGGCATACTGAGCCTGCACTTTTGCTTTTTGAGCGTCTGCCACTGCTTTGTCTGCATCGGCTCTTGCTCTTTCTGCTGCATTGGTGGCTGTTGCTTGAGCTGTGGTGGCATCGGCCACGGCTTTGTCTGCTGCTGCATTAGCCTGGATCAATTCTGCTGGTGCTTTTGCCTCTGCGCGTGCTGTGCTTGAAGCTTTGTCAATGTTTTCAAAAAACTCTTTTGCGCCCGGAATACCTGCTGTACGGGCTGCCAAAGATTTAAAAACAACACTTGGGCCGCGCTGTGGGTCTGCTGCGGCCTCGGCCATTTGCTCAAACAAGGTGGCGTCTTCTGGGTCTCCACTGTTGCGTGCTGCCACGGCCCGTTCTTGCAGCAAGGTGATGCCGGTCTGTGGGTTGGCTTGCAAGGCAGACAGGATCTGTCCGCTGGACTTCAGGACGCCTTGCTGTTGTTCTTTGCTGATGCCTTCCATGAATGGCAAAAACGCTTTCGATTGCTCTGGAGTGAGTAGAGATGCGTAGCGTGCAGCGTCGCGCATGGTGGGGTTCGGATTCGTGAAGAATCGAGCTTGTTCCTGCGCGGCCAGTTGCTGCTGTTGTTGTTGACGTGCTACGAGTGCACGCTGGGCTTCGAGGTCTGCCAAACCAGCTCCTAGCTTGAGGCCTTGCGTAGCCTGTGCGAAAGGGTCTGCAACTTGTGCGAGATAGTTGATTGGTTCCATTTTCAGAATCCTACATCGGCGGATTGAGCGCCACTAAAAAACCCTTGACCTGGGGCATTAAAGGCTGGCGCAGGAGTTGAACCGAACAGCTTGCCAAAGCCACCAGCTCCTTGGATTGCACCAAAGGCTTGGTTGATGCCGCCAGTGAGGGCGCTTTGTTGGCCTAGGATGCCTCCAGCCTGGGCTTGTCCTTGCCTTCCTAGCAAGGTTGCGATGTTGGTTCCTGTGGACATGCCAGCATTGCCGACACCGGCTGCTGCGTTCTGTCCGATGGATGACAGACCACCAAGGCGCTCGTATTGCTGATTGATGAGGCTGGAGAGTAAAGCAGGGCGGAACTGGGCCAATGCGCCTTGCACGTTGCCACCACGCAAGCCGCCAGTGGCTGATGCGTTTTGAAGGATGGCGTTTTCGCCTTGCTGTTGCAGGGCTTGAAACTGTGGGCTGCCTTGTATGGCTGTGATGGCTTGCTGTTGTGAGCCTGGTGCGCCTAATCCAAGCAATGCCTGTTGTTGTGCAAGTGCGCCTGTGCCTGCTTCGGTGTAGGGCTGCAAGAGTTTTTGGATGGCGTCAAACTGTCGGCGCTGTTCATCAATGCCGCCTTGGGCTGCTTGCTGTTGGGCTTGCGATGCTTCGCCTACGGATTCGCGCCCTTCGATTGCACCGCCAAGAGCAGCGCCAATAACGCCACCAAAACCTGGAAGAACGTAATTCCCTACAGCCCCGCCTAGTGTGCTAAGTAAACCCATAAAAACACCTCAATATTCATTGGATGCCGCTGGTAGCAATTTTCTCAGCGGCTTGATTTTCCCACATTTTGACGAACCGTCAATCTTCCGACTCGAATTCGCGCTCTTCCCAAGCCTGGCAGGAGCGCAGGTCGTGGCAGATGAAGTCGAATTTGTTGCAGTAACCACGGAAGCCGGCATCGGTGTCCCAATCGTTGCGCGGGATGCGCTCCATCTTGGCTTGGGTCATGGTGCTGTTGTCGTAATACTCGCAGTTGGAGCACCGACGACGACGGGCTTCTTTCTCATCGACCTGCATGGCTTTGCCAAGAGCAACCCAATAGACTTTGTTTGCCGTTGGTTCGTTGCTTGGTTTTTCAGGTCCAAGCATCCAGTCGTCGATCACGACCTGGGTGTTCTTTTTGTTCTCGGCTGCGGTGATGAATTCCTCCTCGACCGGCAGGCCCATGAAGCCCTTGGGCATCATCATGAATTTGTCCATGCTGTTCTCCTTTAAGTGATTTCACGGCCAGAGGCGCGGATGGTCAGTGAGGTGGCTGCGCTGGCAATGGTGGAAATGAAGCCGCTAGGATCCAAAGCCTGGCCGACCAGCTCTGGGAAGGTGTATGTTTCGTCGGGTGCGATGCTGCGAGTGTCCACAATCAGGTTGGACACGCCAGCCGTGCCGCCACTTGTCACTAGGTTGACGCTGATCGTGACGTTGCCTGCTGTTGTGTTGGTGGCCGTAAATTTGTCGATGATGGCTTTGCAGTTCACTGCTGTGTACTGCGTGGTTTGGCTGTTCTCTGCCTGCTTTGCTGGGATCAGCACCTTGATGGATACGGTCATGAGAAAATCCTTTTTGAAGTTAAGAGATCAAGACCAATTGCCCACTGACACAACTGTGTTAGTGCCAATGGCGTTGCATTTAAACCAGCAATTTGCACCTACAACAGCGGCAGATGCGGTTGTCAATTGAACGCTGGGAATGATAGTTCCAGCAGCATTGATGCGAAATATTCCTTTGATGACCACTGAATATGATGTACCAGTAGCTGCCGTGGAAATGTTGCCCGTAGCTCCAGCAGCCGCTGAAAAACTACCGCCAATCGCAGCGCCTGTTGTTTGCGTTGTAGCATCCAAACCAAAGGCGTGCCATGCTGCGGATGTAAAAGTTGCAGTGCCAGCTCCAACAATACTGAAGCCTAAATTGCCTGATGAAGCAGACATACTGGACAAGTTTAGAGAGCATTCAAAATAGTACGATGTTGACCCGTTGACGGTTAACGCGCCATTGGTCAACCCACCTGAACCGCCACTGAAAACGGCCTGTAAGGATGTGTTGCTTGTCATGGTCTTAGTGCCAGTACGCGCAACAAAATGCTCGTTCACTGTCACGCCAAGGTTATTGGCGTTGGGTGTAGCGTAAAAAACACGTCCATCGTAGTGCAGGCGTCCAACCTTCACCGCTGGTGCTGGTGTGTTGGTGTTGAAGTCGATGTAATCGGTGGCCACCGAGTTGTTGTTCTCAATGACTGGTGCGGCTGCCAGCAACTCCAAGGCCTGGGCCAAGCGCGGAATAGCGTCCAGAGCCTGCTGGATCTTGGCCTCAAGTGCCGCATTTGTCACGGCTGTGTCTTGGGCCAGTGCGCTGAGTTGAGCCAGCGCCTCGTTTGCTGTGGCCGCTGCATTGTCTGCCTGATATTCAAAGTCAGTCCCGACGATGACCTGGATCTGATCGACTGTGGCGAACAGCAGTTCGAACTGCCTGATCTGTTGCTGGTCGGTCAGGAAGGTGGCAAGCTGATCTCGCGTGAGATTTAGCCTGCGGGATGTTGGTGCGGTTGCCATCAGTATGCCAATGCCTCGATCTGTGCCTCAAGGCGTGCGAAAGAGATATGCGCGTCGCTGTCGCCGCGAAAGCGCTGGATGCGCCAGTTGCGCATGTGGCCCTGCTGAAACCATGCCAGGCGCTTGGCAGTGTTGCCTGTGGTTCCAACTGCGATGCTGCGATCCTGACTCCATGAGAGGCCGTTCACGCTGTAACTGGTGCTGATCTGGGGGTTGGTTCCCAATGCCACGCTGCCGGTCAAACTGACCAACTCCAAGCGGTTAAAGATTGCGCCGTTGCCCTCGTTGTAGGCGATGACCGTGCCGAATTCCCAGCGAACTTGCTGGCCCCAATGATGGCCAGTGTTTTGCACCAAGTAGCCGATGGCGCTGCTTTGTGGGTCGCCTACCAGCCACTTGTCGTAGATCCAAACCATGTTGCGTGCGCGGTACTGGCTGAATCCGGCCACGGTGCTGGCGAGGGTAAACCAGACTTGATCGCCAAGAGCCTCGGATGCCGATGCGTCATAGACGATGGTGCGGTCTGGCAGATGCACGTAAAGAT